CACGCCATGTGTGCCCTACCCAAAGGCCAACGCAAAGCCGCAACCATTCAAGGCATCGACACTGTCAACGCTGCTATTGAAACGGCCTCATACCCCGAGAACTGTCACTTTGAAAGCGAGAAGCAAACGCTCGAGCAGTGCCTATACATCTGTTTCTAAACAACCCAAAAAATGGAGTGCAACTATGTCAAAGCGCAACTCAATCAAAGTTTACGACGGTCCGTCTCTAATCGATGGCCAGCGAATTATTGTCCTGCTAACCGGACTCGCCACGGCGTCCACTAACGATAAGACTGGGGATATGCTCCAGACGTGGATAATGCGGTACGACATCGCGCCACATGAAGCGGTAAAGACCGGTGACGACGTTAGCGTCTGCGGGCAATGTCCACTACGCCGAGTCCATTACAAAGAGTTGAACGTCTCTAAAAAGCCTTGCTACGTTCTAACCTTTCAGGCGCCACGTTCAACATGGGTCGCTAACCGTGATTTGGAAGTGACAGAATCGGAAACGGTCCAGTCACTGATAGCAGGCAGGAAAGTACGACGCGGTTCCTATGGCGACCCGAACGCAGTACCGATAGCAGTTTGGACAATGCTAGACAATGGCGAACGACCTACCGGTTATACCCACCAGTGGAAAGATGGCGCGAACCTTTCAGCCTATGTGATGGCATCCGTTCACAGCGCAACCGAACGCACTGCGGCAAAGTCGAACGGCTACCGTACTTTCCGCATGATTGCAGACGTTGCAGACGTGCAAGACGGTGAGATTCTGTGCCCTGCTAGCAAGGAAGCGGGACACCTTACAAAGTGTTTCAAATGTGGGCTTTGCAATGGTTCCAAGGGTACCAGCGACAAGCGTAAAGACGTGGCGATAGTCGCGCACGGCGGTTGAGCATTGCTAGGGCCACCGACTGCGGTCGGTGGCCTTCTGGAGTGCTCAAACTCCCAATTGAAATGAGGTAACTATGCAGTCAATCACAATAACCGATCCAAAGACCAAGCAAGTATGGCGCATGCGGTACATCGCCACGGGCGACAAGTACGGCCGCGACGATTGTCTAACCCATGACAAAGAGCCCATGGTGGAGTTCTACGACATGGCAAGAGCGCTGACCGTTGGCGAGCGTGGTCAGTTTGTCACTCGGTACTACATTTACTCGCTGCGGGGTGATGTTTACAACAATGCCTATGTGGACAAGGGCAATCGCCGTGGTCTTGACCTGATGGGCTACGAACCCACGTGGAAGGTATCCGCGCCAATGATGGACCTTGTGATGTCGTGGTTGACAGAAGTTGAGCGACTGGAAGCAATAACCGTGACACAAGCGCTGATTGACCGAATACAATCTTTGCAATCAGAGTGCGAGAACAGCAAGTACGGCCTTAATACTGAGGACGCGCTTCCACTTTTGGAGGATTTGCGCGTGTTTCTACAACGGCATCCGCATAGGACATGCGTCAAGTGTGACGGTTTTGCCAACGGCACAACCAAAGACGTCTGTTGTGGCGTTCGCATCGTCATCTAGCGGCAACTCTCAGGTGTTGCGCCCGGTCAGGAAACTGGCCGGGCTTTTTTGTGCCTACTTTCAGGTGTTGCGACAAGCACAGGAACGATTTGACGGGACTTTGGGCCACAACCCTACCCGATACCCCACCGACACAACAAACGTCCAAGGAGCGCGGCAATCTGCAAGAGAACCCCTCTTGATATTAATCCGAGGTTAACTTGTTACTAGTTTAACAACTCGAACGTAGTGAGAGTTGAGATGTAACGCCCGCGCGTACGTGAGGGGGGACCACGCAACTGTCCCCCCTCGTCAGGTGTTGAGTTTCCCCAATCATTACAGGCACCAGGGTAAATGCAGCCGGAATTCCCCCAGGCTCAGGTGTTGTTCCGCAGCAAAATTGACAGCGGCCGTCAACTGTTCAAATGAATTGCACAGTTAAAAGGTGCCGCAGTACCCCGAGTAAACTTTAGTTTACCCAACTAAAGAAACCTTTACTCTTGCAACCTGCACGCTCGGCCTGTAGTGTCCCCAGCAGGTGGTGAAATTCCGCCTGCAACTATGGAGCTCATGTCATGAAAGCAATTCTCTACATCCGCGTATCAACCAACAAGCAAGAGCACTCGCCCGAGGTGCAGCTCAAGAAGCTTCAAGCCTACTGCACCATCCATGACTACGACGTGATTGAGGTCATCGAGGACCGGGGCAAGTCAGGCAAGAACATCGACAGACCCGGCATCCAGCGCGCGTTGCAGCTGCTGCACGATGGCGGCAGTGGTCATGTGTTGGTGGTGGCAAAGCTTGACAGGTTAACCCGCTCAATCAGTGACCTGTGTCGCTTGCTGGAAACCTGCGAGCGTGAGGGCTGGACCTTTGCGTCCATCACTGAGGACTTCAACACGGGCACTGCCATGGGTCGATTCGTTCTCAAGATATTCGGCGCCATCGCTGAATGGGAGCGCGAAACTATCAGCGAACGCACGTCCGAGGTAATGCAGGAGCTCAAGGCCAGCGGGGTCAGGCACTGCCACCACGCGCCGTACGGCTATCGGTGGAGCCCGGATGACACACTGGAGGAGGAACCGGTGGAACAGCGAGTGCTTATTGAGATGGCTTTTGCCCACATGCAGTGCAACAGCCTACAGCAGACGGCTGACTTTCTTAACGCGCTCGGCTACCGCACACGGGTAGGCACCAAGTGGTCAAAGCAGATGGTAAGCAAGCGATTGAAACAACTGGGCGACGCCGCCCTCAAAGAGCAGGAGGTTGCATGAAACGGCTAATCGAATGGATGGACAAGTACTCGTTGACCTGCAAGGCAGCAGGCCTGCTGCTCGGCGGATACTCTGAGTCGGTCGTCAGTAGGTGGAAGCGTGGCGAGACGCATGTACCCAAGGCGGTGGTGTTGTTGTTGGCCTATGTGCCCGACGAGGTGTGGAATCACCTGTTGTCCCAGAAGGGAGGTGAGTAGTGTGGCTTTTACCGTCTTATCTCTCTGCTCAGGTGTCGGAGGACTCGAACTCGGCATCAAGCTCGCAGTCCCCGGAGCCACTACTCTGGGTTACGTTGAGCGGGAAGCCTTCGCAGCGTCCGTTCTCTTGGCAAGGATGGAAGAGAAGGCCTTGGAGCCAGCTCCTGTTTTCTGCGGTGACCTCGCTGACTGCGACTTCACTCCATTCACTGGTCAGGTCGACTGCATTAGCACAGGTGTCCCTTGCCAACCGTGGAGTGTGGCCGGCAAGCGCAAAGGAACAAAGGACGAGCGCTGGCTATGGGACGACATCGTTGAGACCATTCGCACGGTTCGACCCCGCTACATCTTCTTGGAAAACGTTGCAGGTATCGTTACTGGAGGGGGACTCCCAGCTGTTCTCAGGTCGCTGGCCGAAATGCGGTTCGATGCAGAATGGATGTGTCTTAGAGGGTCCGACGTGGGAGCCTCCCATCGACGCGAAAGATTCTTCCTGCTGGCCCACTCCCAAGACCCCGACTGGGGGACCGGAGACACGCAGCAGCAAGGCCAAGAGGGGCGGGGGCAACTTGATGGCAGCATCGCAGGAGTGGCCGACGCCATGTTCGGCTCTGCACAACGACGGGGAAGACCCGGCGCGGTGGCTGGAGAGGAGGGAACACCACGCATCCAAGAAAGAGAACGCCACGAGAGCGGGGATGCCGTTGACCATCGCGAGCAAGCAATGGCCGACGCCGGCAGCCAGAGACTACAAGGGGGCGAACTCCAGGCACCATTGCGAGACGGCGAAGGGCCGGGCTCACATGGACCAGCTGCCGAATTTCGTCTCCCACTCTTCGCCCCCGGTCCCAACGACCCAAGATGGGGAGCCATCCTCGAGCTCGACCCGACGCTTGAACCCGCGATTTGTCGAGATGCTGATGGGATGGCCTCTCGGCTGGACAGGCTCCGGGCATGTGGAAATGGAGTCGTGGCTCTTCAAAGCGCGACGGCAATTACTGTACTTGCTAGGAGGTTGACGGTGCAGCTTGCCCCGCTAACAGTGTGGGGTCGACCGGTGGCAGAGTTTCACAGGGAAATGCTAGAAATCTATGAGAAAAACCTACTGGGAGAGAAGTGAAAGTACCCGCCGAGGGGATTTATAAGTGTGTCGGTAAACGGCACTTCCCTCGACGGGTAGCAACTATGTCAGGCGCAGCGTACCACCGCCGTATCGGTAACTCTACCTAATATATCATTTTCATGCATCACCAACAGGTTGGTGTCCAGCAGCGTGGCCTCGCCAAGGTGGCGAACGAAGAGCACTTGGTCGCCGGGCTTTGCGTACTTGCACTCAGCCCCCACCGCCCTGACAACGCCGACGTGCTCTTTGTTGGGGTTGGCGGCTGTTGTTGGCCGGTAGATAGTAACCTCGTTGCCACCGTCATCCGTAACCGACGACAACACATGGTCGTCTTCAACATCTTCTGTCACACGCTCAACTACCACCCGGCAGCCAAACGGTTCAATATCAACTTGGGGTCGCGCCATGTTCTCCTCGCTCAATTTGGCCCACACGGTTGTAGAGGGCCGGTGGTAGAGTGTGTCGGTTGAGCGGCTCAATCCGCTCGATGGCCGGCAACATCTCGTGAATGCTCCACAGTGCAATCGTTTCCTCTGATAGCTGGAACACCTTCGCAGCTGTTGAGAGAATCCGCTTTGTGTGGGTGGAAATGGGTAACTTCATTGGGTTGAGCACAACGGTAGACGCTGGCCCGTCCTGCGCCTTGAGCATCTCAACGTGATTACTTCCAATCGACCGCTCGGCGGCAGCGATAACCGACTGGATAACAAGGTTTGCAACGGTCGATGGTGTGACCCCGAGCTTTTTGGCTGATGCTGCCACCAAATTAAAGTGCTCGGCTGAGACCAGAACAGTAGGGATACCTTTACCTTTCGACATGCGGCAAACGTATTGCTATCCTAACCTGGTGTCAACGCTCAAAAACACAGAACCGCACGCTATATTGATGGTGCGATCACTCGAAATGCATGACGTGTCTGGGGTGTATGCGCTTGCGGCAAAATCCACGGCGGCAAGATTGGCCGAGGCGAGGAAGCAGCAGGCACTCGGAGGTCTCGACGATGACGAGTACCTCAAGCTGCTCAAGACAATTCAAGCCGAGGACCAGCTCATGACAAGCATGGCAAAGAACATTGATAAGGCGGTGGAAATAAGGGACAGGCCCGCAAGCAATTCAATTGTTGTTGACTACGACGCCAAGCTGAAAGCTATCAAGTGAGCGACGCCCTTGAGCGATACCGGCAGCGGTGTTTTACCGACAGGCCTTTTTGTTTCAAGAGTGAGTACAAGATTAGAGCGCTGGACAAAGAGGCCATGCAGTGGGGCCTCATTGACTTGAGCGTGAATGGTCGCACCGCGCAGCAGGCGCTGCTCAATGAGATAAAACGACAGGAGGATGAGCGCGGCTTCGTTCGCATTGTCATCTGTAAGTCACGCAAAGAGGGCTTGAGCACCATAATCCAGGCGCTTGCCATTCACCACTGCCAGACAACACCGCACGCCCACGCATTGACCGTGGCCCATGAAACCGACGCCACCCGCGAGCTGTTTCGCATTGGCCGACGCATTGTGGATAACGTTGACACCAACGTGTTCCCCCCCTTGAAGAGTAAACCCAAGGGCAGCAAGCTTGAGTGGATAAACGGCTCAAGGGCTGAGTGTCAGACACAAGGCGGCAGCGCTGACTCAGAGCGTGGATCTACGCCGACGTTCCTGCACATCTCCGAGCTGCCATCCTGGGAAACCGGGCGCCGCAACACATCAGCGGTGGACGTGGCACAGGCCCTGCTCAACGCAGTACCTGACCTTCCCTTTACCTATGTGTTCATCGAGTCCACGTCAAAGGGGGTGGGCAACCTGTTCCACGACATCTATTTGCGGGCAATCAAGAACGTTAGAGGCAACCTGTACAAGCCCATGTTCTTCAGCTGGAAAGACAACCCCGAGTACCAAAGAGAGGCGCCAACCAAAGAGCAAGGGAAGGAAGAGCTCTGGCTATCTGAGCGAATGGCTGACGCGCACAAGGCCAGCGACCTGGTGGCATTCAATGATGCGGCCAACCAGCTGGGGTATGACCAGACGCAGCGACACCGGGCCATGGAGTATGGGCTTTCGCCAAGCCAAATGCGCTTCTGGACCCAGACGCTGGTCAACAAGTGTAACGGTGACCAAGATAGGTTTGACGAAGAGTGGCCGCTGAGTTGGCAGATATCTTTTGTCAGCTCTGGGCGCAACGTGTTCAGCGCGCGGCTGATACAAGAGATGCTGAAGTCAGCAACCCCGCCAGCAATTACGGGCACGATGATTGAGGACGGCGGTGGCATCAGGGTGCAACCAGATGGAGGTGGCTGGGAGATTTACCACCAACCAAACAAAGACCACAAGTACCTCGTCACCTCGGATGCTGCTGGCGGCGGGCGCAGCAACGACGATGACTTCGCCAGCGTCCAGGTGTTCGACAGGTTTACAAAGACACAGGTGGCCGAGTTCTATGACCGAGTGACCCCGGATGTTTTGGCCAGGCAGCAGGCGCTCGCTGGCATAATGTACAACAATGCCATGCTAGCGCCCGAGTCAAACAACCACGGGCTGGTAGTTATCCACTACTTGATTAGAGATTTTCCGCAGCTCCAGTTGTACCGCAGATACAGCGAGGCGGGTAAGGTTGCGGGCACAGAAACAAACAAGCTCGGGTACTCCACCGACGTGCGCACCAGACACTTCATGGTAGGGTTGTTTGAATCGGCGGTAAGACGCAAAGAGGTTAGCTTGAACAGCAAGCGACTGCTCGGGGAAATGATTACGTTGATACGCTCAAAGACCTCGGGCCGACCCGAGGCCCCATATGGCCACCACGACGACGCAACCATTGCCATGTGCATTGCGGTTGATGTACATAAACAACTGGTTGACCAGGGTGATTCAAGCCTTCAAGAGGACGGCGGTGATACTCACGAGGGTGACTTTGGCGCAGTCTTCAATCCAGTAATTCGCGTTGAGGACGAGGACCACGAGGAGGTCGCGTGGGGATAATGGAAAGCGTTGGCGTGGCAATTCGGAGCGTTTGCATGGCGATTGCCTGCAAGGCCATCAGCACCATTGACATTGAGGAGGCTGCGCCAGTCAAAGCCGAGCCCCCGGCTGACGAGGCCGAGGTGTTTTATGCCGAACACGCCACGCCACAAGCCCCCGATAACATCAACGGCGCGGAGCTTTCCGCCGATGTTGATCACCAGCTATGGATAGCCGAGCAGCAAATGCTGCGAAGGGTTCGGCCGGGCTCGCCGCTTATTGACCCCGACTATGATGCCCTTACCCGCGACATCATCACACCGCAGGACATAAGCTGATGAACATCATTAAAATTGAAGGGGGCCAGGACCGCCAAGAGCAGCTCGGTAGCCAAATCAACCTGATGTACCAACGCTCTAAGCAAATGAAGACCGAGCTCCAGGATTCTTGGTGGACCTACCATGCGTTTTATGATGGCCGACAGTACAGCAGCTTCAGGCACGGCAGGACGAGTGAGTCTAAGGCCCCGAGCTGGCGGGTCAGGGCAGTCAATAACTACATCAAGCCAATCGTTAACACGGTTGCAAGCAAGCTCACACAAAGCCGGCCGGCATTTATTGTTCGGCCCACCGGTTCAGAAGACGACCAGCGACAGAAAGCAAGAGCGTCCGAATACCTGCTGGACTACCTGTATAGACAGATGCGAATGCAGAGCGTTACATACGACGTTGTATGGTGGGCCTCGCTAACCGGGACGGGGTTTTTTAATTGTTACTGGGACAGTCAGGCGGGCAAGACGCTACAGGTGGGCGACTCGCTTGAGGTAACTGGCTTCCCGGTTGTTGAGGCATGGTCTCCGTTTGACGTCTTTCCTGACTGGGAATCAACCCACCTCCATAACGCAAAGTGGGTAATCCTGGCGCACGTACTTAGTGATGCGGCCTTGGATCTCCGCTGGCCTGGGATGGTGAAGGAGTTCGATAGCAAGAACCACGCCCCTGGGGCGAGCCATGCCAGCGACGACGACAGTGTGAGGAAGTCAGACCTGCGGGGCTACGTGTCAGACGGCGGCGAGCAGAAACTACACAAAGTGCTGGAGTACCAAGAGCGCCCAAGCAATACCCACCCTGATGGAAGGCGTGTGATTGTAAGCGAGGGGGTGGTGCTTGAGGAAACCCACCTACCCGGCCGCAAGTTCTCCATTACACAGATTAAAGTTGGGGAGATGGGCGGTCGCTTTTGGGGCACTGGGGTCGTGCAAGGTTTGGTGCCTATTCAACGGGAGCTCAACCGCTCCATCTCCTCTATCTTGGAACTCAGGAACGTCAGCAGCAACCCCCCCTGGGTGGCGGCTGCGGGCTCAATCGCAAAGACGGGAATCAAGAACCGGCCTGACCACATTATTTTCTACAACGCCAACGCGGGCCCGCCGCCCCAGCGCATGCCCCCCGTGCCCATACCAAACTCACTATACGAGCTGGCCGACACGCTAAAGAACTCAATGTATGACATCAGTGGGGTGCATGAAATTAGCCAGGGCCGTGGGCCTAGCGGTGTTATCTCTGGGCGCGCACTGGGTGTGCTGGCCGACCAAGACGCGGTGAAGCTAGCAGCCCCAGCCCGCTCCCTGGAAGAGGCGCTGGCTGACCTTGGTGCCGGCCTGCTCGAGATGTGGCGAGAGAACATGGAGGTTGAGATGACAATCTCGGTAGTCTCCGAGTCACACCGAGCGGAGGCCGTAAGGTTTCATCGTGACCACATCGACTCCACCGATGTGGAGATACAGGCGGGAAGCCTTCTGCCAAAATTTGCGAGCTACGAAAGGGAGATCTCTTTGCAGCTTCTCCAGCTCGGCGGGTTTGGGCCAATCGAAGACCCGGAAACCTTGGTGAAATTCCGCAAGGCGTTTGGCTCAATGGGACTCAAGGAGTTTATTGACGACGACTCGCCAGAGCGAAACTATCAGCGCCAAGAGAACGCATTCATGATGGACCCCGAGAACCACCCACTTATCAAGGTGAGCTGGTGGCATAACCATGTGGTGCATATATCCGAAACCCTGGTGTTTATGAAATCGCCTGAGTTCCGCGAGCTGCCGCCGGAGACCCAGCAGTTTTACGAACTCCACCTGGCCGAGCACTATCGCCAGCTACAAATTCAAACACAAGGACTGCCAGCATACGTCCAGGCCTACGGCCAAGACCCGCAGCAGGTAATGGCCGCACAACAACAGCAGCAACCCGGCGGGCCGCCTGGGCTTGGCGCTGGCACGGTTGGTGCGCCCGAGCAAATGGCACAACCAACACCACCGGAACTCCCGTATGGCGAGGAGGGCCAAGGGGGGCAGCTCCCCGGGATGCTGGGTGGGGGAACGCCCGAACTTAACCAAGCGGTTGGCCCCCGAGGCCCAGGCTTTAATCCAGCAGAGGAACGAGGGTTTTTTGAATAGGAGATGACAATGGAAGACACGACCGAAACAACGACTGAAACTACACCGGCAGATGTTGATCCAATCGACGCATTGCACGACGACCTCGCCGCAATGCAAGCCCCGGAAGAGGTTGCCCCGGAAGAGGTGGCGCCAGAACCAGAGGCCCCGGCAGGATGGGAAACAAGGGGCCCGGAGCTTGAGGCCCAGGTCGCGAAGGAGCGGGCAGAGGTGCGCCAGTGGTGGGCCACACACTTTAACAGTAGAGAAAAGTACGAAGCGTTTGCGAACTGGTCAAAAGACTACGACACCGGCGGGCCCGCAGAGCAAGCACCACCACCAGAGCTCGAGCTGGGCGACATGGAAGACGAGGACATCTTCAATACGGTGGATCAGAATAAAGCCCGCATGGCAAAGCTTGAACAACACGTTGAGGACATGCAACGCACGCGGGCGATACAGCACCAACAAACCATAGTCGAACAAACAGCCAGCGAGGCAGATGTGCTCGCCCAGAAGTATCCAGCGGTCGCTACAGAAGACGGCAGGCGCATGATGATGCAAATCGCCCTGGCCACCCACGAGTTCGGCGGCACAATGGAAAAGGCGGCGCAGCGAATACAAGCCGTGAGCGGCAACAATCCACAGCCGCAAGGCGGGGGCCCAGCACTCGGCCAGCCCCCGGCTCGCCAGACGCCAACCGCAATAGGCGGCGGCGGGGCGGGGCGCTCCGTTGCAGTGCAAGACGGCGACAGCCGCGAGTCCAGTTGGTATGCTAAGGAAAATCTGGATAGCATGGACGTGTTCGATATGGTGATGAAGGACTCTCGAGCAGAGTTTGGAATCCCCCATTGAGCGTGAGGTTGGATTGAAGTACCATCACAACAACAAAAAGAAAAAGAGCAGGGAAACAGATCCCAAAAAAACCGCACTAATAATCCTGCTCAGTAAGCCCAAAAAAGGCGAAGAAAAAAAACAAAAGTAACTACTGTCACTAGGGAGTCGGTCCCGCCAAAGACTTTTCATTATTTGAAATAGGGAGTTTCAAAACTAATGGCCTTTCCTAGTGATACAAAACAAGACCTAGCTAATTTCGACAACGCAATGAAGATTCGGTACGCAAAAGTGATTACCGAGGTCATCAACCGCAAAGTCATCCTCTATAATCTGCTGACCAAAACCAAGGCGCACTGGACCGGCAAGCACCACGAGACACCCGTGTACCTGCGGAGCTCCAATGCTTTCGGTGCTCGAAACGAGGGAGGCAACTTGCCGCCCGCCGGTTCGGACCAGTATTTGTCAAGCATCATCAAGAACAAGTTCAACTACATCGTGATGAGCGTGACAAACATTGCCGAGGCTCAGACTGCTGACCAGCAGGGTGCATGGGCAAGCGTGAAGTCGGCGCAGCTCAAAAACCGAGTCAAGGACTTGACCGACAACATGAACCGGCAACTCAACGGCGACGGAACAAGTATTCTCGGTGAGGCCAGTGGCTCTGGCCTGTCAGTGACCCTGAAGGGCTACGACGACGGCACGACCATTGTCAACACCGCGAGCGGTGGCGCTGGTCACGGTTCCAACACACCACGAACAACTCGCCACCTGAAAGTGGGCATGCGGGTTGCCTGGGGTACTGCTGCTGGTGCAGATGCCGGTGACAGTTTTGATAAGTCAGCCGGTGAAGACTCACGCGGTCACGGCATCGTGGCCACAGTATCAAAGAGCTCACCGTTCACGGCCTTTACCATTACAAAGATTGGTGGTGATGACCCAGTCGGAGATGATGTATTTGTCAGCGGTGGTTCGACCTCCACGGGCACGGTTGGTGCAGCCGACACGTCGTACAAGAAGGAGATGATGGGTATTGCCGGCGCAGTATCTGACCAGGCATTCCCTAACTCAGGCGGCACGGCGTCTACGTTCCAAGAGATCAACCCGTCCACCTTCTCAGAGTGGCAGGCCCAAATTTTTGCCAACCCAGCTGGTGAAGGTAGCGAGCGCCCTCTTACCGAGGACTTGTTGAATCAAGCCATTGATAGCGTCAACGACCTGAGCCCTGGCACGACAGACCTGTTGGTTATGCACACTGCAACGCAGCGCGCATACCTGAACATGCTGAAGTCAAAAGGCCAGGAGCGCTTCCAACCGCTTGAGTTGGCCGGTGGCTACAAAGCTCTCAGCTACTACCACGATGGATCACAAATCCCAATCGTGGCGGGCAAGGACGTTCGACACCGTCAAATCTTTGTTCTGTCCAAGGCAGCCATCAAGGTTATGGAAACCTCTCCGTTCAAGTGGGACGAGAGTGGCGGCGCCGTTTGGAAGTGGGTATCAGGCAAGGATGAGGTTACGGCGTTTGGCCGTACCTATTCAAACCTGGGTGTAACCGCACGTAACGGTCTTGCCCGAATCAAGGACGTTGCAGTAAGTGGCTTGGTGGCTTAGGAGGCCGATATGTTAGGAATGGATTTTTCGAGACTTCGCGCACTAGTGGAGTCAACATATGGACTTTCGCTTGGCACCGGGCGGGTCTTCTTTGTTGGAGATTCAACCAATCGTTGGCATGTGGAAGAGCTTGTTAACAACAAGGTTGATGGCACGGTACGAACCTCTCTAACGTCTGCTCTGGGTAGCTGCGAAGCAGCTCGGGGCGACGTGGTTGTGGTTATGCCTGGCGATCACACGCTTGATGGCACCTTCACACCCGAGGCCGGGACGCGCATTTACGGCGTTCCGGGGTACAGGGAGGCAACGGTCATTAATGCCAAGGCTGCAACTCAGCTTGGGGCGTTGAGTGCGGTAAGGTGTGTGCTGCAAGGCCTGACGTTCAAGGTAATCACGGGCACCGATGGCGTGGTTGTCACGGGCTCTGACTGCGTCATCAGGGACTGTTCGTTTCGAGCGGTCAGTGGAACGGCAACAACCTTTATCAAGGTGAATGGCGCAACCACACCCTTTGGCGCCGGCCTCCGAGTAGAGAACTGCTTCTTTGCGGATGACGCCGTCACCGCCATCGACCTCAATACCGATGGCAACGACAAGATTGAAGATGTGATAATCGAGGGTTGCCACATTACCGGCGGCACCAACGGGGTGAAGTTGCCAGCTCACAACTGTACAGGCGTTTACATTACCAACAACGTTTTTGCAGCGAGCACTAACCCGATTAACGTAACCGCCGGGAAGACCGGAACGGGGAGCGTTATCTCTGGTAACAGCTTTGGCGTTGCAGCCACAAACGACTGCACAAACGCCGCGCTACCGGCCTCGTATTTTTGGGTTCGCAACTATACGCGGGCTGGATTGTCTGCGGCTAACCCGGCCTAATGATAACTGAGGAAATGCTTGCTCGGTCGAGGGCCATCCAGCCCTCGGTGGAGTGGACAAATTATGTCCGCAGCCAGTACTCACCAGCCGCCGACTCAAAGGTGGTGGTTGCGTGGGATACGCAAACCTCTCGGTGGGTGCTGGCCTACGACTCCGAGGACTTCGTTGTCCACGGCAACAGCTTGTTTCCAGTGCGGTGGACGAAGGCGTTTTATGTTTGGGCTGGGCCCGGCGACGCCTACAAGCCGCCAGGCCCAGAGATGGTGACATGGTTGCGCGACCACGATGTTCACTCTGAAAAAAGCCCCGAGGAGTGGCACAAGCGAATGGTGTCACCCGACAAAAGGCTGGCTAACGACCGAGACAAGTCGCAGTGGGATGATGTTACCTACGGCCTCAAGCATTTGTATGATGCCCACGGCAAGCCGATGAGCTCACAGGTTGGGCCGATGAGTCATAACCTGGGCAAAGGCCCAAACGCGGGGTCTAAGTATTTTGGACCCAAGGAACACAACGTGGGGATGAAGGATGACTCTAGCCGAACTAAAGACACTGGCCCTGGATCTGCTGGGTGAAAAAGGCAACTACTGGCCCGACGCCCAGCTGACCCGGCAAGCCAACTTCGCCAACAGAACAGTTTACCGCGCTGTTGCAAACCGTGACCCGTCTCACTTTGCCTCCTATAAGCGGTTTACCTACCCCGCTGAAACCAGAGCGGTCGCCCTAACTGGCGCAACCGCCCTCAACATAAGCAACGAGCCATACCGCATTTTAGACGTAGCCGTTTTGTCTGAAAACACCGACCCGACCGTGGCTAACGCTGCCACCTCGCTCGAAAACCTGCACCCGGAAGAGGCCTATACCACCAGCTCAACCAACCAAGACCCGTACTATTACAACTACGGACAAACCCACAGCATGAGGTGGGTGTTGGATCACAGCGACCTGTCAATCATTCCAATGCCGGCCACCGAAGTGTTCCTATGGGTACGCTATGTAAGCATACCAAAGTCACTGACCCTCGCCGCAGACGAACTGCTTACGCCTGACGGCCTGTCGGGCACGCACGCATTTGAGTACCACGACCTGGTGCTGGCCGTACTCGCAAAGCTGTTGTCAGTAAAAGAAAGGCGAGACGCGCCCGAGCTCAATGACATTTTGAAGTGGCTTGACAACGAAGTAAGGCAAACGGAAAACAGCCGAACAAACAACACGCGAATGGTTTACGAGAGCCCCTATTAATGCCCACCCAACCGCCAATACTAAAGACGTTTGCCGGGCCCTGGAAAGGTGTCGAAATGCGAGACGCCTACCAGACAGAGCAGCACCTGGAGCTCGCGATTAATGTAAACCTTAGCCGAGGCTACATTGAGCCCCGCCCCGGCAAGCAGCTGTTAAGTTTCCTGGGCACGTTTCTCCGCCCAAGCAACACGTCACAGGTTTTAAACTACAGTTACAACCTTGGGAGGTATGCAAACGCGCGCATTCATATTGTTGAACGACCAGTGTCTGACTCTTACGCCATCGTCGTTGGCCCATACATTGACAACACAGACTATGGCTCCGGGGACTCAGACATACGACGCATTGGCATAACAATCATAAACCTGTCCACCAACCAAACGGAGCATGAATTCAACTACGGCATAGAAGCGGAGGGCGAGCCCTATGGTCGAGAGTTTAGTTGTTCTTTTGTGGACACTTTTTTACCCGGCGGCAGAACTGCCACGCTCATTTGCACAGACGCACAAGTGTACGTGTTTACTCCCGACGTTGCAGAGCACCCATACAACGCGGGTCATTTTTACACGCCCGAAATAAAGACAGCCAGCCGAACGCGAAAAGCCCAGCCCCGGTATCAGAGCTCAACCGGCGCCTATGGTGCTTTTGACGCGATGCAAAACTACAAGGTGATGTTTTCCTACGCGGAAAACACACCGGCCGGCTCCATTGCAGAAGCGCATGGCGGCATGGTCTTTTATGCGGGGTTTGATGGTAAGCGCTCGCTTACGTTTCAAAGCAAAATAGACAACGACACAACCAACAACCCTCAGTTTGTTGAGCCGGACGGGGACAACATACCCGTCAACATGATCCACAACCAATACTCCATGAACCTCGGGCGGCATATGTTTGTGTGGTCAGACATCAACGACCCCCTTGCCATCAACGAAACGTCTGTTGGTACGGTAGACCACGGCCAAGAAATTACAGGGCTGAAATCGTACAACGATGTCCTTGTGATTTTCACACGGCGGTCAACATATGGTTTTGTGGGAGGCATTGACCCCACCACATCAAAGGTGTGGAAGATGTTTGATGTTGGCTGCACTGCACCAAACACACCCCTCGTCGCGGGGGAAAGGCTTTTCTGGGTAAATGACAATGGCATTTGGGCGAGCGATGGCCCAAAAAGCGCACGCATTTCTGACCCAATAGGCATCTTATTTTCCGACGAGGAAGAAAGCCAACACACCCCACAGGCCCTCGCCCACCCAACAATGAAACACCACTACGACATGACGGGGGTGGGGGATTTTGGCATTGCTGCCGGCCTGGGCTACCCGTGGAAAATTGACAAGAGCCTGCTGCACCTGGCGACCTCATGCCACAACCCTGTGCACAACCAAGTTTGGTTTAATGTGCCAATAAAGAGTTCGCTGAGAAACGACACCAGCCTGAACAGTGTTTACGAGCCACATCAGTTTTTCTACGGCAATCACATTAACTGCCTCACCATTGTTTATGATTACGAACTCGCCGCGTTTACCTTCTACGTTTCGGGCAACTTCTCATATTCAAACTTCTGCTCTGACGCGGCGTACTGGTCTGAGAAAAACAAGATGTTGATGGTGAGTGTAAACAACATGGTTCACTCGACATCCGGCGGCGAGGCGGGGGAGGCGTGGTCTGCCCTGGAAACCTTTCCACACGAGGGCCAGGACTTTGCAACCCCCTACTACGGCGAGGCCTGGACAGCTGCGGGAGGTGGTGGCGTTTCCGCCATGGATAGCGACTTTAAGATTACCCGGCGCGCAGTCCCATATGCGTGGTGTAGCGCAAGGCTGTTTAAGGACAATTACGATTACATTGATGTTCGCAAGCCTCGAGTCACAATGTTGTCCTATGGGCACAGGCCAAAAAGACTTATAGCTACCGACGCCGGGGCAGCAATAAGCGACTGGGGGCCAATCTGGTTCGTTGAAAGCGAGCAAGCCGCCTTTGAGGAGTGGAAAGATAACACCGCTGCCGCATCTGGGCTTTCGGACACTGAGGGCTTTGGAGCACAGCAGGGTTTTTTACAGTGCCATCCACGGGCATACGACACAATTCACTCTCCACAAGGCCTCCTCAGTAGCCCCGCAGAAGAAAGGCCGCAGCCCGCATATTTCTGGGGTGGGGTCGATAGCTTGGGAAAAAACGGTGACCTGGTTTATGCGAAGTGGGACGCCGGGGTCGACTCGGAGCCCGAGTCCAACACCATGGTATGGGGGAGCTCGGACTGGTTTACCCAGCGACTGCACTACAGCGAAGGTAACCTCGTTGGGCGGTCTATTAGGATGGGCGTGGTTTTTCCAGAGTACTGGAAAGCAACCACGGGCGGGGCTGACGAGGACGGCACGGCGCCGGGCCCCGTTGGAACCATTGCGTCGTTTTCCTTTGAGGTTCAACGCCGAGAGACAACACGGTGAGCGGCATTGATGCATACGGCGTTGGCGCCACCAGGGGCTTTACGCAGCCCGGCGATGAGCAGTGGGTAACAGGGCTCCAGCATTCAATTGATGTAGTCGGCCGGCGCGTTCGCAACCTCGGCCTTTTGGTTACACCAGGACAAAGCATAGACAACGCAATTCACGTTTTGCCAGAAACGGGCGGGCGTATTATTTTGGGCGAGGGCGAACACATTGTGCGCGACCAAATCCGAGTCAAAAAGCCCGTGGCGTTTGTGTCTTTTGCACCAAACCGAACCACCGTTCGGAGGACAGAGGTGACGTCGCTGGCAATCTTTTGGGCCGACTCCCCTAACGTTGCCTTTGACGGCATTACGTTTTCTGATGAGGCAAAGGCGGGGGTGTGTGTGCGCGCAACGGGTGACAACTGCGTTATTAAGAACTGCGTTTTCAAGAGCTTTAAGTACGCGGTGCACTCAAACCAAGACGATGAATCCAAACATAGCAGTTGGTCCAGCCTTATCAACAATCGCTTTGTTGGGCCTGGCTTGGCGACCGTGACCCAGGGCGCTGACGGAAAATACATTTACGAGCCACCAGTGAACCTGGAGCACGGCAACCAGTGGGTGGTACACGGTAACCACTTTGGCGAGTGGACTGCCGACACGTCAATAAGCGACGAGACAAATGTTATTCTGGGTGGGGCAACCTTTAGCTACTCGTCAATAACAACCAACATCGCGCCTACCGCACAAATCAAATACAAGGGCGGCTTCAGCAACGGCGCCCAGGCCAATGTTTCTGTGGTGGTTGTTTACTGATGGCCCTTATAACAAAACACTATACGTTCGCGTCTGGGGCCAATGCCTACGCAGAGCACGTTAATGCCAACTTTGACCAGCTGTACGCTGAAGTAAACGGCAACCTTAACCTTGCCAATCTTAGGGCGGAACAGTTTATCTGGTCTGTTCGGTTTCACCACGTTGGGCTCTGCCCCCCGCAGACCGGCACGGCACGCAGCTTTGTTTTTACATGGCCCACAATAACCCAAGAGGGGGGCGCCACGGTCGAGCTCACCATTACCGAGCTTGGCGTAGCTTTCAGCAACACGACGGGCGGGGCCGCAGCCAGTGGCTTTTGTCGGGCGCAAATATATGAGTGGGACGGGGCCGCTTGGGACCACATGGGCTTTACCCCGACAGCGGAAGAAAAGTTTACCCCTGCCGCCGATTCGTCAGCCGGGGCCGGGTACACGACCCTGCATGCTGGAAAAACCTATAAGATCGACCTTCAGAGCAGCAACGAGCTCGACGAATCTAACGCCCACGACATAGACGTTTGGCTCGAGGGCAAAGCAAGTCTGTTTGGGAGACACACCGGATGAGCATTATTCATAAACCACACACGTTTGTTGCAGGACAAGCCGCAGTGGCAAGCCAGGTCAATTCAAATTTTGACACTTTGTATACATCACTCAACGGCCAGCTAACCGCAGCCAACCTTAAGACGAGTCACTGGCTCGACACCAAAACGTTTGATTTTAAGGGGCCGATGGGCACCACAAGTCACTACTTCACCTTTAGGCATGGCAGTGTCGGCGGGACCGGCACCCTCCGAGAGCTGGGTGTTTGCTTCACCGCAACCACCGCTGACGCAGCAACAAACGGAACTGTTGCTGTTGAGCTGTACAAAGTAAACAACCCCGGCTCTGCCCCATCTGGCGGTATTGTGCAATTGAACACAACGACCACCAGTGCAAACACAAAGTTCATTGCAGTAACAACCTCGACGTTCAACTCACCACTCACCCCAAACGCCACCTATCTAATTAAACTTGTCCCGTCGCAGGCAGGCGGCGCCGACTTTAACGGTGAAGACATAAGCATCTGGCTAACGTACAGTAGTGACGTGTTTGCACCGTAGGAGAAAACCATGGGAGCTCAAAACATATTTGCAAAACTTCTTCCAATGGCGGGCACGCTTGCCGGTTACGCCAGCTATGCAGCCAATCCGATTCTCGGGGCAATGGTGGGCGGGATGGGCGGATCCCTTCTTGGCGACGTGGTTGCCCAAGACCCCGACATGCCTCGCTTTACGGGCCAGGCCACATCCCCGTCCACATGGATGCCGCTGGCAATGCCCAGCCTGAGCGTCTCGCAGGGCGGCCTTACTCCAGCCGCAGCAACGACGATTGGTAGTGGCTTTGGAGACGACGCTGCCGCCCAGAAGAGAAAGGCGGCGGCACTAAAGCAGGCAACTGCCGCACAAAACGCCCAGGCCTTGCAATATTTACTCATGGGCCAGCAGGGCGGTGGTGGTGGTGGTATGAATAATATGATGCTGCCAATGATGATGATGATGGGTCAAGGGGCAAAGGCTAAGTAATGGTTCAACAATACAAAAGCAGCAACCAGGCTAAAACCCAGCCATCCGCAGGCTATGCCAGGGGCCTGCCAAAAGGGGCGCCACCTGTGCCCGCATTTCTTCCGGCCAAGGCTGCGCCTGCGGCAACGGCCGTTGCGCCCACCAGCTTACCGCCTCGCGCTGGTGGCGAGCTCACGCGGCGTGTGGCCGACCAGCCCGACTACTCGCGGGCCTATGCACAGGCAAGGGCGCAGCAAGCGGGGCCTCCCGCACAGCGCCCCGGAGCTGCGCCTCCCGCAGGTGCCGCCACTCGCCCGCCCGCTGGCGTCCCAAGCGCCGTTCTTGGCCCACTCGGCCGGATGGGTGCGCCACCGGCAGGACTACCAGCGCCAGGTGGGGACGATGTCCTGCGCGAGCTTGCGCTCGCCCGCATGGGCGGGCCAACCTATGAAATGAGCACATTGCCCGCGCTCCCAGGTTCTGAGTACGCGCCGCTTTATTCCGAGACCCCGAGCCCGCCAGAAGACGAGCCGCCGGCAGAGGGTGAGGAGCCCACGGGTGAAGAGGGTGAGGAGCCCACAGATGAAGAGGGTGGAACCGTATGGGATGAAGCAAAAGAAAGCCTGAAAACACTCATAGAAGAAAAGGGGGGGCCACTCGCAGCAGCGGCATACGCTGCGGCCATGCAGGCCTTGCTGGACATGGAGCAAGGCAAAGACCTCTCTAAAGACCAGCTAGCCGTGTTGAAGAAACTTGAGGAGATGGGCTGGGAGGCTCCAGAAGGCCTTCACCAGGCCTGGTATGAGAAGCGACACCCCTTTTTGCTGGCCAGCGCAAAGGATAAGCTGTCGAAGGGGCACACACACCTTACGCAGGATGAGTACGGAGCCCTCCACCGCGAAGGTGAGTTGCCAACAAAGCCCGGCTGGAAGTGGGCCCAGGGTGAGGGCGGGGGTTGGCAGCAGGTCGAAATGACAGAGGACGAGCTGCTGGATCAAGAGCTCGACGCCATGACTGCGGAGATAGCCGACGACACGTCGTTTTATAAAAGCATCGACGCATACGTGAACCACATGCGGCGCAAGCTTGCGGAGCAGCAGTATTT